GATGAGTCGCGTGTAGTAGGCATTCTGTTTGATCAGCGAGGCACACAATGATCGCACATCCTTTTCGCTTGGATGAATCAATGCGCTTCGTGATTGCGATTCGATGCGCAGTTCTTCTTCAATGGTCCATTTGACCATCATCCAGTCACCCCATGTCATGGTGTCATATCTTCAGTCCATGCTTCAATCTTAGATTGCCGTTCATCCGTCCATGATGACTGCAGCTTGAACCATTGCCGCCAGTGTTCACTACCTTTGCTGCGGTTGCATTCGCGGCAGGCTGGCACAAGGTTATTCACGACGGTGTTGCCACCTTTGTGGCGTGGCTTGACGTGATCCAAGGTGTCGGCTGTGGCATCGCAATAGGCGCAGCAGTGTTGCCATGCTTCAAAGATTTGCTGCCTGAACCGTTGCTTTGCGGAGCGCTTGGGAACGAGAGATGTGCCATCAATCTGATGATCCACGCAACTCCGGGATGGGTAGAACGTTGACCGAAAGGCCAAGGATGTGATCGTTCGATGGCGCCAACTCAGTGAGCCGCGCCACGAAGTTATCGCTCACGTTTTCGGGATCGTCGTCTTCGCTTTCGACGACGATCGTGTACTCAACCTCTAAGACGTACTGCCTCATGCGTGGCTTACAAGCATTGCCCAGCCGGTGCCGGGGCCATCAACCTCCCAGCGACGCAACCAGTTCTTGCGGCTGTAGGCGATTCCAGCGCCTTTGGTGTGGTTGACGTAGCCGCCGTTCACCATGTCGGCCTCGCCGTTCGGATCGTTGTGGATGTAGGCGCCACTGGTTGCCCCGATGATCACGCTCCAGTGGCCGCCTCCGGTTGGTGCGCCGACAGGCCCCTTATGCAGCCAGCCGACCATTACGGGGCGCCCTGCCTGCAACTCAGTGTCGATCACGGCGGCATTGCAGTTGGTGCGCAGCCGCGCGTTGAGCCCCAGGGATTGCAGCGCCTTGATCTGCGCCTGCGCGTCGGTGGTGTCGCCGTACTTGGCGCGGATCTTGTTGTAGGCGTCATCGCCGCTCACCTTGCCGTAGAAGCGGGCCACCATGGCAGCGCTGCTGCTGAAGCACTCGCGGTAGCCGGTGCCGCTGGCGTTGTCGTTCTGCGCCTCGTAAGGGACGCGCAACAAAATGCCCTGCTGTTGCAGTTGCGGGATGCCCTTCTGCCAGAGTGCGCCCTCAGCCTTACGGCGGCGGAGCAGGCCAGCTTCAACGGCAGAGCCAGGGTTGCGGTAGAGCAGCATGGCTGCTGGCACCGATGGCCAGTCCTTATGGCGCAGCGCAGCACTGATGGTTTCAAACCCAGCGCTGCCGTAGAACCCAATGCCGAGGTTGTAGGCGAAGCTGATCAATGCGCAGCGCTGCGGATCGCTCATGCTTGCCCAGTGCGGGATCGCACGCAGGCGGTCTGCGATGCGGTCCACCTCTAGGCGGAGCAGCATGTCGGCTTCGATGACGTTGATCTTGTCGCCGCGCTTGACCGGATCGCCAGCGCCATAGCGCGTGGTGCCGTATCCGATCGTCCACGGATCGCCGCCGCTTAACGGATCAGGGTAGGCGCTGAGGTGGCAGCCCTCGAACTCCTTGATGATCTGAATCGCATCGGCCAGATCGGTCTGCACACCGGCTGTACTCCATGTCTTGAACCATGGCTGATCGCGGCTCAGAAGGCGCGGACCGATGGCAGCCTCCAGCTCGCTGATCGCCGCCAGCTGATGCGGCAGCCCTTTGAAGTAGCGGAACAGATCAACCAGCCTGAGCTGCGTCATGGTCTTTGCAGGTGCTGCGGCACTGACTGCCGATAACTGAATGCGCTCTTGATTTCGGACCAAATGACAGGGCTCAGCATGGCGGCGACGACAGCGAGGATGACCACCTGCGCCATGCGCGTCTCCAGTCGGCCAACGCGGACGCCCAATCCGCTCCGCTCGGTCTTGTCGGAGATGGCGGCATCCAGCAGCTGCTTCAGCTGGCCTTCCAGCACGCCAATGGCACGCAGGATCTCGCCGTGTGTTGGCTCAGTCACCGCTTGCGGGATGCAATGCCACGCAATGCGCCGAGGATCAGCTGCACCCAGCCATTAGCCTTGACGCCTGGCAGGAGGCTGAGGATTTCGGAGCCGGCCAGCAACGTTATGGCAACGCTGGTGATCCCCTCGGGAGTAGGTGCCATGGCTGGCGTGAATCGCTATCTCAGGTTAGCTACCCGATGCAGCGCCACCAGCCAGCGTGCAGGTGACTGTGGATGCCAGGCCGGCAGATGCTGCGGCAACCACAGCCGGCACGCTGATCAGGCTGATCGAGACGTTCACGTAGCCAGCGGATAGGTGGTCTTCCTGCGGCTGTGCGGCGTAGCGCCAGTGCGTAGAGGTTGGCACCAGATCGGTAAAGCTGGTGTGCCCGGCCCACGCTTCAGTGCTGAGCGGGAATGCGATGTAGCCGCCCTGCTGTTCGCGGTAGTGATCACGCAGCAGCTTGGCCTCTGCCTGAGTGATTGCAGCAAAGCCCAGCTCAAGGTTGTGGCTGTAGGCGGTGGTGCCATGCCGGAAGCGGACGCTGCCACCACCGAAGCCGCGTTCCTCGGTGACGGGGAAGGTGCCCATGCTGTAGCGGCGCGTTGCCGGCTCCAGTGCCGGGAAGGTGGCCATCAGTTCTGCAGCGTGATGACGCTGGAGCCCAGGCTGAAGGTTGCAGAGCTGCTCGAAACATCGGCGCCAAAGTCCACGTAGCAGACCAGCTCATCAGCGCTGCTGGCGCCGCCGCGTGACTTGTAGATCACAGCAGCCCTGGCGGTGATGGTGCTGCTGGCCCAGTTCACAGCCGCAAAGCTGAGGGTAACGCGATCGTTGGCGGTGTCCTTGGTGACGGTGCAGGCGCTGGTTACGCCACCGGCGGTATAACCGGTGCCGGAGACTTCATTGGTGACATCATCACGCTTGTCGTGCGTGTCCTTGTTCGGACTGTAGGCCGATGTGACCAGCATCACCTTGAAGGTGTCAGTGTCGAAGTCGATGGCACCACGGGCCATGTCATCAACGGCTGAGTTGTAGATCAGGCTGGCCATAGTTGATGCTCAGATGGATTCATTCTGCCGAGATGGCAGGCGGCTGCGGCCAGGTCAGATCGAATGGGTTGGGCGCATCGGCCAGATCGCGCAGGGCCTGGCGGTAGGCGGCCCAGGCATCACGATCAGCGCCGAGGTCGTAGTCAGCAATCTGCGTCCAGTCGCAGGACTGCAGCAGCTGGATGCGCTGCTGGCGGACCTTGGCGTGCTGCGCCTGCAGCTCATCGAAGCTGTAGGGACGTACCAGGAACTGCGTGCCATCCCAGTCGATCGTTTCCAGCTTTGGGTTGCACTCGGGGCGCTGGTAGGGGCCGGAGTAGCCGGCACGCTCCAGCTCGTCAGGCGTGAAGGTGGTGCTGTCAGTGCGAGTGCTGCCGTCCGCAAAGCGGATGCGGTGCGGCAGGGGTGCTGGGGCGGTTTGGTAGTGGGAGTAGAGCATCAGCCGTTCGGGAATGCTGCAGTAGGTGCAGTGAAGTTGGCGGTGTAGCGGGCGACGCCTTTAGTTACCCTGAACTCGTCAATCTTTCCATTCCACGCAAAACTACTGCTAAAATAATAGCCTATAAAAAGCTGGTCATTTGTCAGGTTGGCGCTATTTGACGTCGAACCTAGCTGTGTTCCATTGATAAATAATCTCAGGGTTGATCCGCTACGTGTTAGCGCAAAATGCTGCCATGAGTTGGCGGTTGCGGCGCCGTAATTGTCGCCGCTTGATCCTGCTGTTCCTGCGGTCCAGTTGTTTAGATAAACGGCTGCATTTAATTGAGATCCAATGGTAAAAAGTCCATCGTTGTCGCTAACGACATTTGGATAGACCCAGCATTCCACTGTGAAGTCGCCAGTGCCAAATGCAAACGAGCTGTGCGCTGGCGTCTGCAGGTAATCCCCAGCGCCATCAAGGAGCAGTGATCCGGTTCCAAACTTTGGATCCGTGGTGCTGACTTGTGCGTTCCCGCCCACCGTGATCGTGTGTGCATTGCTGCTCAAGTCCGTAAATGTCGTGGCTCCATTTGAGCCGTCCATTCGCAATAACAGCGAAACGTTCGCCCACTCAGGGTCACCACCAGCGACTGGCCAAATCGCCGCACGCTTTGCAGTGCTTTGCTCGTTCTGAAACCACAGGCCAGTCGCCTCGCTAGTTGTTGGCGTGCGCCGAACGCCCATCAAGCCGCCGTTGAAGCCGAGCATCAGCTGATGTCCTCGTAGCTGATCACCAGCTCCAGGTCGCCGGTGGCACTGGCCTGTGCGCGGAGGCTGTGGCCTTCCTCCAGGTAGATGTAAGCCTCGCGGGTTACCAGCACCTGAGTGGCATCAGCTGGTACGGCGATGGTCTTGCCAATGGCAAACCCCGTCGTGCCGTTGTAATGCTCCAGGCTGATGTCAGCTGCTGCGGTGCCATCCACGTTGGCGCAGTACACCGAATTGATTTTCAGCACCTTGCCGCTGCTGGCGCCATTGCTCAGCGCTGCCGCCATCGAGGTGGTCACGGCATAACCCACGGTCTTCCCGGTGACGGTCGTGACGGAGCTGCCTGATTTGATGTTGGGAGCTGCCATGAATCAGTCCCAGGCGGTGTAAGGGTCTTCATCCCAGTATAGGAATGAAGAGAAGTCGTAACCGCCGCCATCAGCAATCACAGAAGCCGTACCACCTGCCAATGTGATTGTGATGCTCTGCTGTAGGCCGTTGGTGGTTACAGCAGCTCCAGGTGCCAGCGTGATGATTACCGCCAACTCAGTGCCACTGGCAAACGCACCATCAGGCGGCACGGTTTCAAGCGCCAACTCGACGTTGTAGAGATTGCAGTAGGCGTCATCAACAGCTGGCGCTTCCGTGTATCGCCAGCGGTAATCGGTCAGCTGGTAGTCGCTGATGGTGGTGACGCCGCTCCAGATGCTGGACGGCAGCGTGAAGCTCTCGAAGCTGCCGTACTGGCCTTGGTAGTGGCTGAGGATGCTGAGCATGTCAGCCTCGGCTAAGGCGATGAAGCTCAGCCGGACTGAGCTGCTGAGCATCACGTTGCTGTGGCGCACGCGATTCTGCAGGCCGTTGTAAGTCGTGAACGGCGTGTGCGGGTATTCGCCTGGCGTGAAGGCGCGAGTGGCTGGCGTAAGGGTCGGGAATACTGCCATGGCTATGTAACCCCGCTAATCCGCAGCGCATCTATGTACTCAGGTGGGCCTTGTGCGCCAAAGAACCAGCCGCCAAATGCCGGGTCATAGCATTGAACAACCCGCGAGCCGCCTGGCCCATCTGCTATGTAGGGCGGATAGGTATAGCTGATGTAAAGTCCATTTACCCAGTTTCCAAATTGCAGTATTTGCCACGTGTAATTTCTGCTAACCACGCCAGAGCCAACGGTGGCGCTACTTGCAACTTGGATGCCATTGTTGCAAGTAACCACTGATGTAATCAGTGGGCCATCGCCAGCCTGGATTACAACGGAATAAGGGCCGTAAATAGTTGCAAGCAAGAATGTGGGTGTTTTGTCAATGCCTACGGGAGTATTAAAGATTGGCGGGTCTTGCGTATAGTCAACGGTTGCTACAAGCACTCCATTCTCGTACCAGTCAACAAGCGCAACGCCGGCTGCACCACAAGGCCCGACCGCTGGAGCAATGAACGAGCCAGCTGGCGGCGTGGCCGAAAATGGCGATGCTTGCATTTGGAATGCAGGAGCATCCAACCCATCGTCAGCATTGCCGGTGTCGCCAGTTGGCGCTGAATCGTTGAAGCCCAGCCCGCCGCCGCTTGGTGATAGCTCCAGGGGGTCAGTACCGTCAGCCGCCGTGAACGTTTCAGCGGGGATGGTGTTGTCGCTGCTGGAGTTCACATCACAACTCACGCCGGTGCGGCCACTTGGCAGGATGATGCCAGTGCCAACAGCAGCAGCCACATCCAAGGCGATCAGGCTGCGCCCTTGGTCGTCGATCGGGAAGTGCGTGGCCTCATAGCTCACATCGCCCGCCAGTGTCTTGGTGATCCGCTCC